AGCTCGTATTTGTTTCAAATTCAACCTTTCCTTCACTTTCGCATCAAGACTCTGGAAATCCGGACTACTTGTCAAAGCCCTTAACACAGTAGGGTCTCTTAACATACCAATCAAAGTCTGTGTATCGATTTGAGCCGGAACATTAACCAAATCCAAAGTAATATTATGATTAACATCAACAGACTGACTACCAGTACTATACGAAGCAGTAGAACCAATCAACGGTTCACCACCCATAGCAGACTCACCACCACGAGGCAAAGCACTACCAACCCAATCCAAAGCACCCTTAATCTTATCATAATACGGCTTAATCCACTCCCACGCAGTCTTAAACGGAGACAGTAAAGCATCAGCAACACCACCCAAAGCCGAACTAATACTACCAGCAACACCCTGGAAAGGACCAGTAATCTTACCAATCAACTCATGAACCTTACCAACAGCAGCACCAATCCAAGCCTGAATAGCACTCCTAATCCTACCAACAACACTCGCCAAAGCAGAATAAACACGACCAGGCAACTGCCTTAACCAATTAACAATATTATTAACAAAATTCCTTGCACCACTAACCGCAGAACGAATCATATTACCAAAGAACCTATTAACAATACTAACAATCATATTGAAAATAGTACGATACATATTCACCAATGCCTGCAATATGGTCATGATGAAAGTCGGTAGATCTATCTGCCCAGCACGGAACATATCAAACGCTTGAATCACTTGCTGAACAAAACCAATCACTGCCCTTAACGGGGTGGTCACTGCATTCCATGCATCACCAATACCTTGAATCAAGGCCGCAACAATATCGAAGTTTCCACCAGTCGCAACACCAAAGAAGTTCATCAATGCATTCCATGCTTGTGTAATCCAACTCCATAAGGTCTGCAATGCCCCACTGATTATTTCAATCGCAGCTTGAACATCAGGGTGATTGATGAATGCATCCCATAATCTTTGCAGTCCTGCACCAATGGCACTTATCATCCCACTGGCATCATTCCACCAACCGAATGCCTTACCAATCTCATAAATCACCGCTACCACTGCGGCACCAATTGCTATGAACGGTAACCATGGAGCAAGTAAAGCCCATGACGAAGCAATCGCAGGTAAAAGACTTGCCGAGAAGAAACCCATACCAGCACTAACTGCCGTAATACCACCAAGCAACAGGATTAATCCTCCACCAAGTGAACCAATAACACTAATCAATCCACCTAACGGACCATCCATTACTGCACCAATAGTATTACCTAACCAGTCAAGCACACCTGCCGCCGCTTCCATTGCAGGAATCAACACTGGCAAGAATACTTTACCAGCCAACACTTCGATTTTACCTTTGGCAATATCGATTTGTGCTTGTAATCCTTCCCAACTATTTTTATATGCTTCGTTGGCATCTTTTCCTTCGTTCATTGCGGAGGCTTGACCTAATGCCGCCATACGAGCATTAGTATCCATTGTTCCCCATTTCGCATTCACATCATCAATAGTGGCTCCTTGTATACCAAGCACATTACCTAATTCTTCAACGGTAATACCGGTTCCTTTCAGTGTTCTTTCGGCAACACTGGATTTCATCGCCATACCACTGAACTTGTTAACAAGACTGTCAACATCAGTGCCTAATATGAAAGATTGTGCAGATGCTCCACGGAATGCGGATTTCATCGCATCCATATTAGTTACACCGGCACTTGACATTGCAATGAAAGACTCACGAATACTTCCACCAGCACGACCAGTTTCACCGGATAATTCACTGACACTATCTTTCATTTGGTCTACTGGGATATGTGCTCCTTCCGCAGCCAAACCAAGTCTTGTCCAACTGTCCTGAACAGTACCGGCTTTATCTGCGAGTTCCCACATCTTATCCGCTAACTGTCCAACCCATTCACTGATTTGTTGGAAAGCCATTAAGTCAGCCATACCATCCAATGAGTCTTTGGTTTCCTCACCTTCTTGTTCAACATTATCCAATGCTTGACCTAACCTTTCGGCTTCTGCTTCGGCGGCGGCTAATGCAGATTCTACTGCTTCAGCATCACCTTCCACATCACCCATATAAATAGCGGCTAACTCTTCAGTTAATCGGTCCACTTCGGCAGTGGCTTGTTCAAACTGGCTTCGGATTTCATCTGCGGAACTATTGACAGTGTCACCGATTCCTTGGAAAACATCTGATGCTTGGTCTACAGCACTAATGATTATTTCCAATAATTCACTCATATAATACTCCTATTTTTATTTCTTTTTAAATTCTATACCCACTCCTTTCGCTATTCCTTCCAATTTCAAGTTTATTGTTTCACGATAGTTAATATCCTTTGCAGACATTAATATGAAGAAAAATTTCTGATATAATGTTGCTTCAGTTAAAGAGGATACCAACGGAGAATACTTATGATTCTCCCATAATACAAGAGCTTCATTTGTTTTCACGAAAGGACTTGATAACTGTTAAATCATCATCGCTTAACTTTGAAATATTGATTACTTGTTCGAATAATAAGCGTGGTAAACCTGCAGGTAATGTTTTAATATTCTCAATAGGCACATCGAGGCTTAAACTTATTGCAGTGTACATTGCTTCGTTTTGTGCTTCGGTGAATTCGCCAGTATTAACATCAACATCGTTTAGGTTGGTTTGTACTGATGTTCTTTTGCCGTTTTGCATTCCGATTTTGAATACTAATGGTTTCTTTTCCACTGCTTGTAATCTGGTTAGTTCGCCATCGGTTAATGGTCTCATTTCAAATTCGTAATCTTCTTCTTCAAAGGTTATTTTAACGGTAGTTTTATCGTCTTTACCGAGACTTAATTTTCTTAATGTTTCAAGGTTGTTCATTGGTAATCCACTCATAAAAAAAAATTGTGTTTAATAAAAAAAAGCCCAACTAATAGTGTGTAAATCAATGTTACACTATTAATCGGGCTAAAAAAACTATTTTCTTTTTTTTAAGGAGGTTTATAAAAAATGTCGAAAAAAATTTAATTTGAAGGTACTAATTCTTCCACATAATTAGTTAATTTCACGTACATATCGGTTTGTACTTCGGTTTCATCGTTTAATTCCACAGTACCGCTTCCGAGAGTGTCAAGGGTTAATGTGGTTTCAATACTATCCACACCAGACATTGAATATTCCACTCGTACTGTACATTTAGGGAAAATGATTTTACATTCAAGGTCACTGTCTTCACAATGAGCAATAGTCAATTCCAATGGTAACTGCAATAGTTTACAGGAAGTTGGTTCCAATGCTCCGACTTCACCATACTGTGCATCGAGTATGGATCTAACTGTGTCACTTGTTAAAGTGGTAGTGATGCTTAATGTGTTTTCACGTTTTCCTGCTAATGCACGTTTTTGTGGATAACGTGAACCTAAACCGATAGTTCCATCTACATCATGGTTGTTTTTACCTTCCCAACTGAATGCAGTTGAAACTCCATCTAATGGTTTATTATTCAATTGTAAGGTAACATCGTAGAACATGATGAATATTTGTTGAGCTGTTAAATCATCAGGTCTTGTGAATGTTTCACTATTAACACCGATGATACCGGCTTTTTCGGTTTTATATATCCAGTCAGCACTTACTGTCATTGATTCGTTACTGACTTCTAATTTCATACCGTCTTCGGTTACACCATAGAGGTATTTTTTTAACATGTCGAATACTGCAATGGCTCTGAATGAAGGTAGTTCTTTGCCTTCTCCACCGTAGTATTCATGGATATATGTTTGAGTATGTCCGGTTGCTGGTGTATCGCCTTCGGTACAAATGTAATTGTCAAGGAATCCTCTGAAGTACCATGCTAATTGTTGTAAATCTGCATCTGCTTCTGTACTACCGGTTGGTTTCATGATACCGGCTCTTGCTCTTTTATTCATCCTTGAACCACCGGACCTTGTTACAGGTTCGTCTCCAAGGTTGAAATCAACAGAGTCTGCTTGGCACCAGAAGTCAGGGTCGAAGTTTGATTTAGTGACTGTGGTATCTCCATATGTGGATTCCAGTTCTAATCCGAATCCTCTGTCCATAAGTTTAGTCTCCATTATTTATTTGTTGACAACATTGTTGCCAGTTTATGATATGATATACGTTTAGTATTACTCCGGTCACTGGTACTTTATCACTTTTACCGGTGACTGGTACGTATCCCATTGGACTGTATGTTTCGAGTGTTATGTTCCGTATCATACGGTGTCCAGGGATTATTTCATTTTGTACTCTTTGCCAGTTCTTTAGTATAGATAGGATTACTCGATTACAAAGGTTTTGACTGGAGGTGTTGGCATCTTCAATTTCCTTTTCATATACTCCACAGTCAAACTCAAAAGGTGTTTTTAACAGTAGGGTTTTACTAATATCTGCATTCTTTTCCACTGTGGTTGGATGTTGTGTTATCCATACGACTGGTTCATCCACTTGACCTTCATTAAAGTATGTGTTGATGAATGTTTCCACATCTTCAAGTATTCCATCGGTTGTGATTTCACGTGTGATGCAGGTATTCATTATTTCGTTGATTTTTTCAAATCCGGTTAGAATGTTTACTGTCATATTTTTAGTCACCACCGTTTATTGTGAAAAATTCTGCTATCCTACTTTGTGTTTGTTCTATACTGTCTTCCACGAAGTGTTTTCCTTCTATTCCACCAACAAAATGTCCTTTACTGAAGAAACCAGGGTCTCCCCCCCAATGCAATGCGAATGTTGCAAAGGGTTCTACCCAGTGTTCTTCGGTACCATAGTTCTGGTATGCTGCATATATTGCTGGTGATTGGATAGTTACCTCATCATCAGACTGGTCAGTAACTGCCCATTGCTTCAACAATCCATGGTCTACTGGACTGTTAATCTGCAAGTTACGAATAAGGTCTTGAGCAGTCTTATTCATACCAGAGGATAACATCTCCTTGGATAAACCACCAAGGTCTGCTAATCCATCACTCACATTAACCTCAACAGTCACCATCACTACCACCAGTAATAGCAAGTACACCAATACTATCAGGTTCAGTTGAAGAGTCTTTGATGAAAGGTTTCAAATCCTCTTTTAGATCATCAGTGAAAATATCACTTGGAACTGTGGTTATGGTCCAGTCATTCACTTTAATGATTGGACTGTCACGATTCTGTATTGCTAATTTCACCATGTTACTGGTTAATCTTAAGCAGATATTCTCCACTGCTGGTCTGACAGTTTCATCAGTATAGTTGCGGTTAGTGTAGGTGTTAATCAAATCCTGTGATTGTTCTATCCAACCGCTCACTATTTCTTCAAGTTTTTGTGTGTCGTCTTTGTCAAGATTCAAGTGTTTTGGTTTTAATCCATGGAAGTTGATTACTTCATCTACACTAATCCACATTGTATATCACATCTTTATTATTTTTTTATTCCGGTAGTTCACCGGTTCTTATGTATTCGTATAAAAGCCTACGATTCCTTTTGACTTGGATTGGTAGTTCATCGAAAGGCAGTAAGTCTGCTTTCTTTTTAGCAGTCTTTTTTGTGGTTTTCTTTTTTTCTGCCATCTTGAATCACCATTCTATTCTCCGGAGTCACTTTCGGTTTCAGGGTTTTCAAGAGCTTCCACTCTTTCTTCCAAGTCTGCCAATTTGGCTTTAGTGTCTTTTTTGAATTTCATAGACATAAAGAGTCACCACCCATTTATATCTATAATAATGCTGCTGCTTCTGCAGCGGTAATGTCTGCTACGATAACAGAGTCAGCGAATTGTACAGTAGCATCGCCTCTGAATCTGTAGTAGTATTCAGTGTTTTCTTCTTCAACGATACGTTTAGGTTCAACACTAATGTCTTTGTAAACACCATACCAGAGGAATTCAGGAACAGTTAAGATAGATGGAACATTACCATGTACGGTTCTACCATCTGCAGCATCTAATACTGGAGCGTATTTAACAGGGATACCTTTGTATTGTAATTCTTCAGCATTGAGTAAACTGGAGTCACCGAGACCAGTTTCACGGTCAATTAAGAATTCCCTGTAAGCTTCCTGTACTTCAAATGGAACATAAAAGACTAAGTCTTTCATGAGATTAGCTTGTCTGTAAGCTGCAGGCATTGCGTATAACATTTCGTCGAACATTGCAGTGATACCATCAGTTAAGTCAAAGTCTTTAGTACCTGAGCCTTTGGCACCATCAGATTTTAAAGTGGTAGTTGCGGATTTTAACCATCCATCAATGCAACTGAATAATGGGTCTGCTACTGCAGGACTTCCTGAAGTGTAGGTAGTGTCACCGAATACACATACTGCTTCGAGGTCGATACCGACTGCTTCACCCATCATAGTGAGTAAGGTTTGTTCGAAAGCTTCTCTTTCGATGTTGTCTTCTTTATCATCATCAAGAATGGATGTTAATGCTTTGAGTTTGGTTGCGTTTAATTCTGCTTTACCAAAGTCAATGTCTGCAGGAGTTAAGTTATCATTAGTGGTGTCGTTTTTGGTAGTTACTGTTTTGTAACCGTTCTGTAAAACTCTACCATTTACTTTAGTAGATGAAACAACTTGGGAAGTTGAGTTCATCCTACGGAAACTTGCATCATTTAAGATGGTTTGATTAATAGTTGCAGCGTGCATGAATTGTGCAAACTGTTCTTCATTCAACAATGCTTTTGCAGTTGCCATATCACTTCTCATAGATTTGAATACGGCGATTTCGTTCTCATTGGTTAATTGAGAAAGTATGTATTGGTTATCCATAATTATCACGTTCTTTTTTGGTTTTGAAAATATAAGATTTATCTTCTGATTTTAACTCCGTTAGGGTATCTTCCCATGAGTTCATAAACAGATTTTGGTTTGCTTTTTTGTGCTTCAAGGTTATCGTGGACTGGTTCTTGTTTACTTTCGCCTTTTTCTGCGACTGGTTCTTCAGTCACGATTTCTTCAGCTTTATCAGCTTCAACTTCTTCGACTTCTTCTTCAACCTCAACTTCAGCTTCTTCTTCAGTAGGTTCGGTGTCTGCTTTTTCTGCGACAACCTCTTCTTCTACTGGTTTTAATGCTTCAGTTAAAGTTTGTTTGAACTCTTCCTGTTGGGCTTTGAGTGCTTCTTTGAATTCGACTTGCATTGCATCGATTTTTTCTTCAAGTGTTGCCACTTGGGATTTTAATGCTACGACTTCGGCTTCTTCACTCATTCCCATTGCAGTGAGTATTTTGGATTTTAAAGACATTTCTTCTTCCATATTTTTCACTTCACAGAATTTACTTTCGTGTAAGCACGGTTGTCGTGTGAGGCTTACACTTAATACTACTGGGTCCGGTACATCCTTAATCAAGGAATTGCCCATGCTGGATATGTTCTTGCAACTGCAACTGCCGTTAGCTTTTAATGCTTCTAAGTATTTGTCGGCTGATGCCTTTGGGAGTATGCTTGGACTGTATCCAGTATAGTAACCTTTCATTGCCTCAGAGATTGCCTCTTCATCGGTAATATGTGTGGTTAACATCCATGTACCATTAGGGTAGGTTTGGGTTGTACCGTCATAGAGTGTAAAAGTAGTATCTTGATCTAAAAGTATTGATGTTGATGGTTCGCCGATTTTTCTTCCGTCACGAGTTAGTCCATGTTCATGGTCTACGAACCCATACTTGTCATAGGATTCTTTGAATGCTCGGATTTGCGGTGCAGTTAATGGTGTTTCTCCATTATGATAATCGCAGTCCTTAGCATTTGGTATGAGTACTGGTGCGGTTAAATTAATCGTACCATCATCAAGTTTGTTAATGTACATAAGAATCAAAAATAATATTATGAGTTGAAGAGTAGTGGTGGGTGGGTTTTAAACCACTATCTTCAATAGTAGGTATAAGCAATTAGGAAATTGGTATCAAGTCATCTTCACGGAACTGTGCCATTCCTGGTGGAGCCATCATACCAGCAGGCATAACATAAGGTGCATTACTACACCGGCAGTTAATCCATTCTTCAATATCGCCACTTGTGTCACCAGGATACATTAAGCCATTACTGTATGTTCCACCGAATGGTATTATTTCTCCATCTATTTCAGCGTGACTGTCTCTGACTCTGTCATCATTAGCAGCTATCCATTGTGTGTATTCCACGCCTAATGTTTCATAGGATTTCATTATGCCTTCGTTATGGGCATTGTGGATTTCTGTTCGTGCTATCCTTGTTGCTTCCCATGTTTGTAATTGTTCGAATCTTGCTTGTACTTGTTGGCTGACATAATCAATTCCTTTACCACTTTTGTATCCGTCGGTTATTATTTCATTGATTGATTCATCAACTCTTGCAATTGTGGATTCGCTTGCGATGAATGAACGGTTGAGCAATCGGTCTTCAGTATACTTTAATGTGCCGAATAGATTGTTTCGTCTTATCTCATTCATTACTGCAGTGGTTAATAATGGATTGTTCAGGAATGTTAATCTGTCACCTTCAGCAGTTCCAAGGTCATATTCACGGAGAATATGTTTGGCTATGATGTCATAGTATTCTCCGTGACTGGCCTTGATTGGAGATAAAATGATAGATAACTGTCCTTGTAGTAAGTGTTCGGTGTGACCGTATTCTTTGAGTAATTGTTGTACTTCTTTCTCTATTTTTTGGAAGTATTTGGCTAATTCTTTTCGGAGTTTTTGTTCGTTATTTTCCGACCGCTTCAATGCTATCTTTGATGCCAGTATCATTCTCTTGGCTTTCGATGCCAATTGGTTTTTCAAGTGTGTCACCTCTTACATCGGTTTCAAGTTGTGATAGTATGCTGTCAACTTCAAGGTATGGGTTATCTTCTACTTGGTTCATTAAGTTATCAAGTGGCTGATTGTTAATGAATCTCACATCTAAGTATGGTTCGGTGTCATCGATTGTTAGTCCGAATTTGTTTCCGAAGTTATCGACAAGGTCTCGGATTGTCATTGCTCCCCTTGCGAACAGGAACTCCGCTAATACTAAATCCTTAGTGTAGTCGATTGGTGCGACTTCATCAATACTGAATTTCCAACTGGTGATTTCCAAATCATTACCAATCAAATTCACCAAATCTTCGAGTTCCGATTTGATTGGTGCAATTGTACCATACTTGTAACTTGCCATAGTGGATTCACTATTATTACCATTCAAGTGGCCGGCATCATAGATACCTAACCGGCTTGGGTCGACATGGTGAGCATGTATAACTTCGTCTCTTGTATCCTTACGATACATACGAAAGTGTCCTTCCTCAGTCTGTACTGAAAGTGGGGTAATATCAAGATTGACATTGCCCTCTTCACCCTCTGATGGGATAGTGATACAAATCGCTGAATGTGGATTCTTAATCACTTCCTTAATCTGCTGACCTATTTTATATCGGAGTGTTTGTGTGATGTCATAATCTGGATCAGTTGGTTCCAAGTCATAATCTGCGAAGTCACCGGTGACTGTGATGGCGAACTTTGGCATTCCATAATTCTCAAAGAAACTGTTATTGTATTTGACTGCTCCAATATCACCTTTAATACTGCCGAGACAACTGACTATTGGTGGTCTTCCGTAGTAGTCGGTGCCTGGTGCATATTCCATAGTCCAAAGGAGTTCGTTTGCTCTTTCACTTGGACTCAATGAATTATAAGGATGGAATGTTCCATCATCTGCTCGGACATCACATAATTGGTTATTGTCATCGTAGTTCTTACCGTAGATAACATACCATACTTTTTTACCGCTTGGTGTGATGTGTAGTACCCTTTTCTTATCTGAATGACGTCTCAAAGTTTGTGCTGGAATGTGTTTAACCTTACTAACATCACTGTCACTTGTAGTTTCCCTTATCACTTCCAATGCAGCATAACCAATCGCCCTACGGTCATACACTACCCTTTGCAAATGAGTATTAATAGACGGACTGCAATTATCAAGGAATGCTTTGAACCTTTCCTTTTCCGCTTCAATTGGTTCCACATTCTCCAACGGCTTCAAATCATATGATATACCACTACTATCAACAGCCACAGCTTCAACACAACTGGCATGATAAGTATACAAATCCAATAACTGTACCAACTGCCATGGATTATACTTCGGATTCAATATCTGCTGACCGTGTTTGAACATTTCATCCACAATCTGCTTACTACCATCAATATCAACTTCTGCTTTGAAACTGTACTTTGACAACTCCATCTCATCCAATAAATGAGGTGTGTTATCATTATCAACTGTAACTATAAATGATTCACTTTTCATAAAATATCACGCATAAACTTTTCTTTTAGGTCTCAACCAATAACGAGCGGCACCAGTACAAGTGTCCACAATGTTATCGGTTCCACCATCCTCACCGGTGAATTCTACCAATTCATTGACAACTTCATCAAAGATAGACTCCGCTATCAACACTTTTCCATCTTCAGCCAAAGACTGTAAATCAAAACTACGAGTTAATTTATCACCAGCATTTCTAACTTTATCAGACCGTATACGATGGCCTTTCAATTTAGGATGATGTGAGAATTTGTTAATCAATACTTTTGAAGATGCCCCCGGTTCCTGTTCAATACGGACTGTGGTTTCTTTACCATCTCGTAAGGTAACATCAACAAAATAGTTATTGACTTGTAATGGCGTCAGTCCTTTATTCAATTGTTTTCTGAAATATAGGAACTCTCCATCATAATAACTTAAATTGGCTGCGGTGTTGTCTCCTTCTTCACCACTTGCACCTAAATCCCAATATCGTAGACTTGGTAGTTCCTTAATCATTTCATCCATCTTCTTGTCAGGAACCTTACTGTTCCTAAACCATTTGCGAAGGAACACTCCGCCTTCCGGTTCCATTGGGTTTCCTTGGTATACTGCATTGAATCTGAAACTACCCATATCTCGTTTGATGTCATACAATTCTTTTGCAGGCATTTTTTCAGGCCATAATGCTTCGCCAACTTCTCGGCCTAAAGGGTCATTGTCTTCAGCTATTGCCGGCAGATTACAGATAACCCATGTACCATAAGGGATAGTCCCTCCTTCTCGGAGTATCTGTAATGCATCGGTTAAGCTCATTTGTGGTTCGTTTGGTTGGACGTGGTCTCCTTCTTTTTTGTAGAGTATTTGTCCTGCTAAATCCCATTTGTTTAATCTTTGGAATATAGCAACGACTCCAGGTTTGATTCCTTTCTCCAAGTCTGCATCAAGTCTTGTTTTAGCTTCAGTATACCACCAGTCATTCAGTTCTTGTTGGTGAGTTTTACTGTTGGCTTTCTTGAAACCTTTAGTTGGATCGTCTATCAAAAATAAGTTGGCACCTTCCCCGAGTATTGCCCCGCCAGTACCTGAAGTGAATAGTCCTCCTTGATGGCCTTTGATGTTCCAGTTACTTGCGGCTTGACTGTCTTCGGATAGTTTGATTTCTTGTTCGAATAGGGTTAATCCGTATTTCTTTAATAGGTTCCGTACTCGTCTTCCCCATTTCCTACTGAATGCTGCAGTATGGGTTGTTAGTATGACTTTCTTGTCAGGGAAGTATCCAAGGTACCATGCTAAAAAATAGTAACTGATTAATTCTGATTTACCATGTCTTGGTGGACAGAATATCATTAATCGTGATAGTCTGCCTTGTACGACATAGAGTAGTAATTCGATTATGAGTATTAAGTGTCGGAATGGTTTCCATGTGTTTTCACTTGCTTTCATTGCAAAGAATGCTGGGTTGTCCGGTATTTTAGGAGTCATTGACAACATCCTCTAACAGTTTTCTTGTTAGTTCTACATATTCCGGTTTGAGTATGATGTCTTGGGCAATGTCGGCTTTGGTTTCGACTTCTGCTTTAGCGTCAATGTCTGCATTGACATCGGCTTTAACATTATAATCTTTGTCTTTACCGGTTAATTGTAGCAAACTTGTGACTGCATGGTTTCTTCCTTTTGTTGCAGATTCTGCTTGATGTGGTGTGAAGTTTCCCATCATCTTGGCATTGTCTACAGACTCGTCAACTTCTTTAAATCCTTTTTTGACACATTCGTAAAAATAAGGTAAGTCCTCAGTCATTTGGGCTGCAAGGTTTTCTTCAGCCAATCTATTGACTTCATTTCTTTTACTGGACCTTCTTTCATCCCATTTATGTTTTTCATCACATGCGGTGTTTGCACCACAACTCCATTCTCTCAATTGCTGATGAGATGGGGCTTTCCCTTTCTTAACATCATAAGGGTGAAAACAAATAGGATGTTTCTCTAAGAACTCCTCGTATTGTGTGGATGTTATGTGGATGTCCTGTTGGTATTTCTTGTCAAAAGCATATTGCAGTAATTCAGCATAGTCTTTTAAATTTCCATTGAAAAAATAGTATGGCTCTAAATAGCACCATTCTCTTTGTACTTCGCCTTTTTGGCATTCGTGTATTGGAGTGTGCCATTCTGTTATTGCCATATGAATCACAATATTAACAATGTTATATTTTAGTCTCTTTAATGAATGAATGAATATACTACCCATATAATGCCACTACCGAATAGTAATGTTGTAACCCATTGCAGTACTCTGACAGTGGTTTCCAGGGATGTGACTCTTTTGTCGATTTCACTGTCTCCTTGTACTGATTTCATCATAATGGTATTAACATTCTCATTGATAGTGTCTATCTTATTTTCCATTTTTTCCATTTTATCGTATAGTTCATCAATTCGTTTGTCTTTATAATCAGCCCTTGTCTTCAAGGACTGTATGTCAGTCGAATGTGACTGTATTAGTTTTTCATGCATGCAATCATATTCTATTGCCATATTATCATACTTCGTATTCGTCGTTGAGTACTAAATCTTCTTCCTCTTCAGGAGTTGGATCATACTGGTCATGGACTAATTGTTCAGCGACATCAACTCTTTTGTTTTCTGTTTGTTGTGTTACAAAGTATCCTGCAATGAGAACTATTAATCCGGCAAGGAATGCATATTCTGCGGGTAATAGTTTTGCTATTTCGTCTTTTCCAACATAGACAATGAATGCTGCTATGAATGACAGTAGGGTTGCTATTTTTGATTTGTTTTTATAGGATTCCATATTTTCACCATTTAAATTTTATATGAATTGCTATGAACCGGATTCGAACCGGTAACAGCACCAAATCGTTTGAGATGATATTATAAAATACTTGAAATAATCGAACTAATATCTTTTAGTTGCTACGATTCGCTCATAGCATTTAGGAGGAGTAAAAAGATAAGGAGACACCACATTTGAGGTGATTGAATATATGAAGAAATACAAAAAACACAATTATAAACGAGGCTAAAAAAAATTGCGATTGTTTGACGAAGAGATACAATATTTAATGACTGACCTTAAATTGATGATATAATTTATTTCACTTTGTAGATGTCCCTTATCTTTTTTAATTTGATTTGCCGGTTGGTTTCTTTCCAGAACATGTTGAGTGTCCGGTTTTTGTTTTCTTCGGCTTCTATGATTTTTGTTATCTTGAATATGATTGGTGATTGGAGTACTAATCCGCATCGTGTGCAGTAGGTTTCCTGGTGGAAATCATCGATAATTATATTATCGGATTTGCATTCTGGACATATGACATTGATGTGTTTATAATTGTACTCTGACATTTTATCATATTCACTAATAGGTATAAGCAATTAGAATAATGTTAATCCGATTCGTCTTATTTCGTTTTCGACTATTTGTTGTTCTCGTTCCATATCCGGATTTGGTGTGGGGCCGATTGTTGCTGTTCCTTTTCGTTTTTGGTGTATCTTTTTTTTGTATTTGTGGTAGTGTCGGAGTTGGTGGTTTCTGTTTTGTTCTCGTCTTGCTTCTTTTCTGCATTCTTTGCTGCAGTATGTTTGTCTGTTGTGTTGTTTTTGGAATGGTTTTCCGCACCATTTGCATTTTGTTGTGGGGTATTCTATGTTAACTTTCATAACTGTCCTCGCTGATGCTTGTTAGTATTTTGTCGGCTAAGTTGTCACCGATACCATCGATTTTAACAAGGTCCTGATGTGTCAAGTTGAATAAATCTTCCATTGTTTTGAGATGACAAGTGTAGACGATGTCTTTTGCTCTTTTTGCGGAGACTCCGTAGATGCAGTAGCATAGGTAGTTGAATGCTGGGTTTTTGTCTTTTCGTGGGAATTTTTTCACGATCGGTTTATTGTTGAGACATTTTTTGGCAGTGATCAACATTCGGTAGTATGCTTCATTGATGAATGGACTATATGATTCGATTACGGTAGTGTATCGATTCAATGAAGCAAGGGCCCCTAAATATTGGAAGTATGTGGCTTCTCGGTAGTTTCTGCTCATTGCTAATGCTTTTGCTCTTGTGTGGTCGTCTCCTTGGATTATGACATAATGGTAGTCGTAGGTTTCTGCTTGGTTTATTGCTTGGTTGAATACTCGGCCGTTTTGTATGCTGGATACGAAGTCAGGGATGGTTTTGAATTCGAAGCATACTTGGTTGTTGAAGATGTAGTCGCCGACTTGTTCTTCTTGTACTTCAACGGTTAGTCCTTGCTGTTTATAGTATTCGGTGGCTGATTGTATCCTTGATTGTTCTCTGCTATCGATTGTTAATTGCATTTATACTGGCCTCCAGTGTTTGTACTTCTTCGGTTAGTATGCTTATGCTTAGTTTTAGTTGGATTATTTGTTTTGTGATTTGGTCGTATTGTTTTTCGATGTTCTGGTTTAGTGTTTGTGTTTTGTGGTATGTGGTTAGGGTATTGTAGAGGTTTTCTGCGTCTATTTTACTTGTCATGTTGTAGCTTTTGTGGTGGATGTGGTCTTTTACGAGGCTTCCTTTTATTGTGTATGGTTCGGTCATTGTATTTGCCTCCATAGTTGTCTGAGTGTCATTTTTCCGAGGTCTGTTCGTTCAGATTCTATCATGTCTTTAATGGTTTGTTTGATGTGTTCGTTTTCTTTCATTGTAGTGTTGAGTTGTTTTTTCTGTTTTGTGTTGTCTGTTCGTAGTTGTTTGATTGTTGTTTTTAACTGCTCATTCTCTCTTTTTGATATAGCAAGTTCTCCACCTCTTAATGATAACCAAGTTGTTTTATTCTGTAAATCATCAAATAACTCTTGGTTTTTTTCTGCTAACTCATTTAATTTATTGCAAATATTTTCTGCTTGAAGATATACATCTACAATTGCAAATGGAGTTTCACCATCAAATAATTGATGCTCATTATACCATCTTTTATGAGTAAATCGTTTAGTCATTCTAAATCAACTCCACAATTATTCGCCAGTTCTCCTAATGATAACTTTTCATCATATGCTTTCTTTATTTGATTAACATAATCAGTATTTGATTTCTTTAATGCTTTAATTAATGATTTTAACTGTTCATTTTCTTTCATTGTAGTATTTAGTTTCTTTTTTTGTTTTGTGTTGTCTGTTCGTAGTTGTTGGATTGTTGTTTTTAACTGCTCATTCTCTTCATTAAAAGCATTTAACAAATCGGTAACTTCTTTGATAGTTAATAAATTATATTCTCCATCTTTTTTTTCACAAATAAGACCCATATGATATTTAAATCGTTTTTCAGTCATTTTAAAACTCCACTAAATCTTGTATCCTTCCCCAGTCCATATATCCATCTTCTTTTATCTCATTATATATAAATCGAATGAGATTCCAAGCATCTTTATTTGATTGTTTTAACTGCTCATTTTCTTCGTGTAACTCATTCAACAGTTTCACAATATGAGTTACTCCATCTGCATCTGCAAATGTGCCTAATAATTCTGCTTTATCATCATAACAGATAAATTGCATTCCTAATTGGTTTATTTTATGAGTAAATCGTTTCGCAGTCTCATTCCCTCTCCCACGAAGTTTCCTTACTTCTTCAACACTATTAGTCTGTTCTTCTGTTTTCACAATACCTATAATATCATCAACAGTTACTTTATCTTGTTCAGTCATTCTTCTAACTCCTTATAATATCCACAATCACTACAATAATATACCATAGTCATTCTCTGACTACAATAAGTCCTATGCCAATACTTACAAGTTAAACAAGTCATTCTTCTAACTCCTTTTCCATAACTCCTTCTTATCCAATTTCTCACGTTCTTTACAAACAACAAAATTATACAATCTCAACACCATCCGACATTGACAACGTGGACACCTTTTAACATAACTTCCTGTAACCAACATTACCATCTTATGCCAGAGACTCGGTCGGAAACAATAACCACATTGACAATGAACAAGTTTAGGATCATGTTTCATGTTTCAGTCTCCACAGTGATTAATGGCAATATTGTACCGTCACTATCCAATAATTTCCTTGTAGGTCTTGGTAACTCAGCAATTCTCATAAGTTTACTTACACGGATGATGTAGTTACAATCAATTGTAAAGCCTTTTTTCATTTTATGAACTCCTTTATTGCACCAAACACAAACACTAATACTAAAATAAAAAATAAGAGAGTATAAATATAGGCCAACATACTCAACTAT